TGCCACCCGTGCAGACCAGCGCCACAGCCACGCCGTCGTCGAGCGCGCTGATGGTGATCACCCCGGCCATGGCTGGCGATACCAAGGCGAACAATGCAGCGCCTGCGAGCAGTACCTGTCTCATGTGAGCCCCCCTGATAATGTTGCCAGTGTGGCGCGTTACCACTGCGTGTGTCCATTGCGGATAAAGATGCATTAGGGCAACATAGACGTGGCATGGCAGCGCGCGGCGCGTCGCGGTTTGGCGCGGCACGCCTTGGCGGGGCAGTAACGGGTGGTGGCCGGGGAATCCTCGGTCACCACTGCGTATGCCCGTTTGGTCTTCCTGCTCGGCGAGCGCCGATCAGTGCAGCAGCATTATTCACAGAAGGCCGCTCGTTAAACGCCTCGGACGCCTCCCTGACCCGCGCGGCAGGTGGCGGCGGTGGAGCGGTCCCGCGCGGCGCATGCCCGACGCTCGGCTGCGTCGCCTGGGGCTTAATGCGGGCTTGGTAGCGGTCATACAGGGAGGCTTTGAAAAGTGTTTCTAAATATTTTGCGCTGGTCAGGCCGTGCAGTTCCTGATCGGTGTAGCCCTGCGTGCGCGCCCAACTGATGATGTCCTGCTGGATCTCCCGCCTTTGCTGCGGGTCTGACCAGAACGGGTATTTCTGGGCAAGCTCGTGATTCGCCTGATCGACGGCCTGGGCCACCGCCGCCTCGCGCGCCTGGGCTTGATGCGTCTGAATCGCCAGCACGCGCTGGTGCTCGATCTGGGCGTCCTGCCAGGTCGCCAACTGGTCCCAGTACGCCGCCGGGTCGGTCTGCCGCAGTTGCGGGTCGGGGCGTGGCGCCTCGGCCAGCCGGCGTTGCAGCGCCTCAATCTCGGGCTGGATCAGCGGCAGGGCGGCGGCAAGCGCCTGCTGCTGCGCCTGTAGCTGGCGCGCCTGGGCGGACAACTGCTGGGTCTTCTGCGTGTAGTCCTGCGCCTGACGCACTGCGGCAGCCAACTCGGCCTGTGTGTAACGCCGGCCCTCCAGTTCGATTTCTGCCGGGGTTTGGGCAGGCGTACTGCCGGGTGTTTCACGTGAAACACTGTCGCCCGCGTCAGGTGCGTCACCAGAGTCCAACCCCAACGCCCGCTCCAGCGCCGACATGCCGCCCGGTTGGGCGGATTCTGGCGGGGTTTGGCGGGGTCTGGCGGGTTCTGGCGGTGGCGCTTCTCCTGAGTTGTGCCCGTAACCCCCGGAGTTATCCCCAGGCGGCGGTGCTGGCTGGGCGCGGCGGTGGTTCCGCAGCATCCGCGCGGCATCGCTGACGCTGAGCTCGGGGCGGGTGTCGGGTGCGGGCGCGAAGTCGCTGCTGCTGGTGTCGGCGGCAGGCGCGGCTGGCGAGGCCGGGCCGGTGGTTTCGCTCATTTGGTCCCCCTAAAAGGAATGCAAATGGAACAGCAACGAGTCTCGTTCCATCTCATTCCATCTCATTCCATCTCATTCATGCACGGTCGCCTGCTCCTGGTCCTCGGCGTCCTGCATCGGGCGGCGTGCCGCCTCCTGAAGCCGCGCCTTGAGCTCGGCAATGGTGAGCACCTTCACCCGTGCGGCGTCCCGAACCTCCAATTTATCATCGAAAAGCGCGGTATTTGACGCTGCATGCTGCATTTGGTCGAGGAAATCGACGAAAACCGCGTCATTCAGCACTCTTTGGGCCATGGAAGCCTCCTGACGGGCCTCCATGATGCTTTTTGGCTCGGCATTGAGGTCCAAAGTCCAGTTCATGGTGTTTTCCGCTTCACAGTCGGGTCCATCTCGCGCGTTCTGAGGTCTTTTCGGGTCAAAATGGCCTTGGAAATCACGCTGGAGATGGTTCCGAGGGGTCTTTTGGTCAGTTCCGCGAGCTCTGGATAGGTTTTGCCCTGGATTCGGAGGGTTATGATCAAATCCCGCTCCGTCTCGCTCATCGGGCGCTTGGTGCGGTCACCCATGGCGAGCGATTTCGAGCGATTTGAAGCGATTTGGCGCGATTTCCGACGATATTCCCGGAGCTCTGGCGGAATTTGGCGGAATTTGGCGGAATCTGGCGGATGGCAGATTTCCAAACCTCGGGGGGAGGTGGCCAAACCTAGGGGCGAGGTTTGGTCCTTTCGTTCCGGTCTGCTCGCTCATGCGCCCGGCCTGACCGATGGCCCACCCATGCCAGCGATGTTGCCGGCCACCGCCCGATCGGCGATCTGGCCATACGTCGTCGGTAAGTTACCGGTAGCGAGCGCCTGGCGAACCATATGAGCGGTGTCGGGCGGGGTGGAGCCTACCGGCGGCGCCACCGGCGCCTGCGGACGCTGGGCCCCCAGGCCACCGCCCTGTCCCGGCGCCATCCCCATCATCGGCGAGGCTGGCCCCGGCTTGGGCTGCTGCGGCCCCTGCACACCGGTTGCCGGCTGCTGCGGGGACGTAGGCGGCGGCAGGTCGCCGATGAGGCCAAGGTTGGGCTGGTCTGGCTGCATCGCCGCGCGTAGCTCGTCGAGGCTCGGAACAGGCGTGCCGAACTGCGCGCCGATCTTCCAAAGCTCAACCCATGCGTCCAGCGCCGCCTTGTCGCGCTCGCGATCGTCGTCCGACAGCGCCTTACTGCGATCGGTCTGCGCCTTGGCACGATCCGTCTCCAGATCTGCGGCGGTCTTCTGCTGCTGCACCATGGCCAGCACCTGCTCCGGAGTTGGCCCCTGGTTGGGCGGCGGCGGCTGCCAGCCGTCCGGTAATTCCTTAAAATAGTTGCTGACGTCGGCGATGTTCGCGGTCTCCAACATCCTGGCCAAGGTATTGCGGTATTCCGGCACTCCCACGAGCGGGTTGTGCAGGCCGTAGTTGGTGATGATCTGCTCCTGCTTGCCGGCAATCTGGGCGAGCATGGCGAGGCGCTCCATCGGCATACCCTTGCCGCCGACCTCGACCGCGGCTTCCCACATCGTGCCCAGCGCTCTGGGATCGATCGATATCCACTCGCCCCGGATGCGGATGACGTTGGGCCGGTCCTGCTGCTTGGCGAGCATGCGCAGGAGTCCCGAATAGAGCGGCGCCAAGCCGGTTTCGGCCAAGGTGCGCGCCATCATGTCGAGCCGGTCCTGCGCGGCGGATGTCTGCTGCGACACGGCGATCGGCGCGGTGCTCTGGAGTTCGTCGACGGTGAGGCCCTGGGAGGCGCGGGTGATGCCAGTACGTGATTCACGCACGCCCTCGAGCAACTGCATGATCGGCAGCGCCGCTGCCCCGGCGAACGGCTTCACGAGCTCCTGCACGGCGCCCTGCTGTGCAACGCGGATAATGCTGCCGATCGCGGTCTGGCGCACGTCGGACATGTTCACCTGACCGAGGGTGATCACGGTCCGCGGGTACATCGCCTGCCCGAGGCTATCGAGCGTCGCGCGCATCACCCTGGACTGCAGGCGTTGCAGGTCCATCACCATGTCGGACACAGACGACCCGATGATCCGCCCCGGCTCGCGGTAAGGCGTGAAGCACGACAAGGGGATCTCGTCGGTGCGCTCCCACTGCACCAGACGGCAGTCGTCGCCGAGGCTGTGGGTGTGCAGCAGCTCCGCCTTGTGGTCGTTGTCGGCGTCGCACCTGATCCAGCCTTCGATATAGCGGATCATGCCCATGCTGCGGTCGTTGGGTGGCCCGCCGTGCATGTGGTGCCCTGATGCACTGTCACGGGCGATCGCCTCGCGCCGCCACTGCGTCGTGGGCGCTGAACCACCAGCACGCAGCACCGCGTGCTCATCCAACCCCATCTCGATCAGGTCCGAGGCGGATACGTCCCTGACGTGAAAAACACCGCGCGCTTCCTTCACCGTCGAGGCGTCGGACACCACCCACACGCATTCGGACGGCACCGATTCAACGATGGGCCACGCCTGCTGCACGCTGCGTGTGATGGTGGCGCTCCAGTATTCCGCTGGCCCGCCTTGGCCCAGATACATCTGGCCTTCGGGCGTCTTGGCCATCGCCTCCTGCTCGACCCTGGTCATCGGTCGGCGTACGATGCGTTGCGCCTCGATGCCCGGCTCGGCGAGCAGCATTTGCAGTTGCGGCAGGATGAGGCCCTCGGCCACCTCGGTGCGGATCTGCTGCTTCTTGCCCCACGACCAACGCACCCAGCCGGCTTTGCGGGTGAGCGCATCGAGCAGCGCATCGTGCAGGATCGACCAGCCGGGGTTGGCCACGAACAGCGCCCAGCGGGCGTAGTCGGTAGCTTGGCGGCTTAGCATCGTCGCCAGCTTGTCGTTGCCGGATATCTCGCTGCTGATCGGCTCGAAATGCACCGGGTCCTCGACGCCGGTGAACACGCGCAGCAGGCTTGGGAGTGTCGAACGAATCGTATCCCTAACAACAGTCATCACCAACTGAGAACGACCCTTTAACGCCGGTTCGTCGCCGAAGCCCTTACCGTTGTAATATTCCGACGCCGTAACCCTCTGGTTGCTCAGTTCCTCGTCATAGTTTCGCGCGATACCAAAATAATACCTGTTGATCTCGGCAATCTCGCTGTCCTCTTTGCCGAGTCGAGCGTAAACGACCTCCTGCACCCACGGGGTCGAGGATGGCTGCACGCTAGGACGCAGGCCCAGCGCATAAGGCCGGATTTCCGGCGGCAGGTCGTCGGTCGGGTCGTCCGGGATGTCCTCGTCTTTGCGCCTGGGCAACAACGTCGCAATCACCTGATGGTCCGTGGGTCTCTGGCCCATCGGGCGCACCAGCCCCTCGATCGGTGGCAGCGGGGGGGCGCCGTAGCTCTGCGTGTTGGGCGCCAGCAGGCCCTGCTGCGGCGGGGTCATGCCCTGCTGACCCACCTGCGGCGCCATCGGGTTAACGCCCTGGCGCAGGCCGGGCGGTGGCACGAGTCCGGGAGGTAAAATGCCGCTCATCCGATGCGTCCCATCAGTAAGAGAACCAGCAGCACCAGGATGACCAGCCCGACGATGCCGATGCCCGGCCCGTAGTAGGGGCTGTCGGCGTAGTAGTGACCGCCGCGGTAGCCCCACCAGCCGCCGAACATCACCATCAGCAACACCACGATCAGGATGATGGCGAGCGGGCTCACTTCTTGCGTGCCGGCAGCCGCTTGGTGCCCTTCTGCTGGTCAGCCTTGGCGAAGTCTTTGCCGACCTTCTGCGGCACCCCGGCGTAGCCGCCCTTGGTGTGCGCCGCTGCCTGCATCAGGCGTGCTTGCGACTTGGATTTGCTGGGCATGGGTTACCTCTGGAACTCGGGGAAGTCCGTCTGCTGGCTTATGCCTCCGGTCACCCCGGCAGGTCGGTCGGGGCGAACGGCGTCCGTGGCGGCGCGCATGATGGCGTCGGCGATGCTGGTCGGCATGCCGCTCTCCAGCAGCCTGTGGCGCAGCCTGAGCCGGTCCTCGCCGGCCTGGAGGCGGCGGGTCACGTGCTCGACCAAGTCGGTCTTGCTCGCCTGAGCGCGCACGTTGGCGGCGACCACCTGCTCGGCTGCCTTGGCCCGCGCCGTCAGCAGGAAGCCCAGGCGCTGGTCATCGCTGGTAGCGGTTATCCGCTCGATGTGGATCAGCTGCATCAGATGTGCCCCCACGTCTTGCGTGTGCGGATGTACCAGGCCGCCGCCTGCGAAATGCCGAACCTGTCGGCTATCTCGTACGTCGTCTCGGTGGTGGATCGCCGAATCTCCAGCACTTGGTCGGCGGTCAGTTTGGCCTTGTTATTCTCCTCGCCGCGCCGCCATACGGGCAGGACAAACCTGCCTCGCCTTATCGAGTCGGCGGCATTAGTCCGGTAGTCGCCCCAGTAGAGGTGATCGGGGTTCACGCAGTTGGGCATATCGCAGTGATGGCAAGCAAATGAGCGATCGTGTGGCCTTGGCCTACCATCCATCTCTAACGAGATGTGGGAAGCAAGTCGTCTCGGCCCGTTCATGTTCAGCATGCCGTAGCCCTGCTGGGTTGCGGCACCATCCCACAACCAACACCCGCTGTTTGGCTCGGGCGAAACGTATTTCCAGAAGCGCTGCTCTACGGTGCTCTGCATCATTCCATTCCTGGTATGCTGCCCATTACGGGAGCGCTATCATATAACCAACTCTGGTTCGCCGATGTGACCATGAGTCCCTGTTGCGCCAAGGTTAACATCAGCGCGTCGGCACTGTCGCAGCTGGGCAGGCCTCTGCGCCTCATACTCTCCTTCGATTCAATTTGCAGCTTGCCCGTGGATGAGAACGTATATCTGGCGCTCACCAAGTCGTCCCGCATCTGATCGTCTCTGGGCAGACGCACGGTGCGGGTCGCCAGCCACTCGCGCATCCTGGCCCAAAGTTCATCACGCAAGCGCATATAATTATTTGCGTTAGCTGGTGACTCAGCGACGTTGACGCCCAGCACCGGCAGACCCTGCTCTTGCAGCCGATCCACCACACCCGCGCCAATGCCGATGGAGTCAATCGCGATCAGTGATGGGCGCGAGGCCTGCGCCAAATCGAACTCATGCTTTACCGCCCCGGCCAGCACCATCAAATCGATGTTGCGCCAACGGCGCGGTGGCTCGGTGACGCACGCACCCTGGCGCTTGATCAACACCGATGCGTCGGCGCCGAAGCGCGCGCAGTCTAACCCCCAAAGAATCGGCGCACCGGTATCGAGCACTGTGTCCCGGTTCATTGCAGCATCTACAAGCTCGCCGGGGATGAATGTATCATCGCTACCGGCGGGGAACTGACCCAGCACGCGGACCCTGAACGCGTTGCTCTCGGGGCCGTATCTTTGGCTCATCTCAGCCACGTAGGCCGGATCGACACGTGTGCTCTCGGCAGAGCTCACCGTCATGCAGCGCCAGCGATCGCGCTCCAGCGTGTGAGTGCGCCAGAAGAACCCCGAGTCGCGCGTTGGGTTACCGATCAGCAGCGTGATCGCTCCGGAACTACTCATTGAGCCGCTGGCAGCCTCGTAGACCTTCTCGTCGATGCCCGATGCTTCGTCCGCGACCAAGAGTATGTTGGCACTGTGCAAGCCGGCCATCGCCTCGGGGGTCTCGGGGCGGGATGTCCTCGCCGTAACGAAGCACTCGCGGTCACTCTTGAGGGTAATGTGGTCGGCGGTCACATCCCACAGCGCCTGCCACTGCTCGGGCATACGGCTCATCCACTTGAGGAGCTCGGGCCATAGGACATCGAACAGCTGGGGCGCGGATGGTGCGGTCAGCGCACACTTAAAGGGTGCACGGGTGCAACAAAACCACAAAACAACCCACGCAGCCAAGCAGCTCTTTCCGACACCGTGACCACTTTTGATGCTGTGCCGGGTGAAGCCCCTGGCGAAGCCACGCAGGGCCTCGATCTGCCACGCATCCGGCTCCTGCAGGAGCACTTCCCTCACAAAGGCGATGGGGGCGCGGTTGTAGCGCTGCAGCGCGAAGTCGAAGGCGGAAAAATCGGGCGGTGCGTCGTTGGGAGGAGACGCAGCGCCCGAAGTAGAATCGCTCGTATCTGGCGCCAGTATATCATGTTGCAGGTGCAGCGTCATGGGGCGAGGTGGCCATAGTCGCGTTCACGCACGTAGCGGATCAGCGACCACGGGATGCCCACCTCGGCGGCGATGCTGTGGTCAGACGCGCCCTCGGCGTACTTCCCGTCGTCCCAGTCGAACGAAGCCTCCAGCTGCTCGCGGATCGCCCGCTTCTGCGCGTAGCTGAGCTCGCGGTAACGCACCTCGTGCGTGTGCGGCATCGACATCATCGACATAGCGGGTGGCTCCCCCTGTGGGTAACATGCCACTACCGGCGGATTCCCGCCAACTGGAACGCCAATGCCCAAGCCCTCGGACGATCCGCAGCTGGAACAGCGTGTCGCTGCTCTGGAGGAGCATGCCGGTGCCACTGATGCGGCAATCGCCGATCTGGACGCGCGCGTGCTGGCTCTGGAGAACGCGGTAACGACACCCACGCCAGAGCCGCCGGGCGGCATCATAGACAATACCCTGCCGGAGCCTGAGCCCCCGATCGAACCGGAGCCTGAGCCTGAGCCTGAGCCGGGTGAGGGGCTGGCGGTTGTCATCCGCGCCGCATCCGGCGAGACCGTCTACGAGGAGGCGGGGGCCGAGAACCTGGGCGACTACGTCGACCCGGAAGGCGCCTTTGTGCAGCGCTGCTACCGCGCGCCGCGGCAGGACGACGCGCTGCCGGGGCTGACCGTGTGGTTCCGGCCAGACGCTGATGGCTCGCGGCAAGAGGTCGTCGTCGAGCTAGGCGTGCCGTTGGTGGACGGCCTGACGCCCGCCAACCTGGGCGCCTACGAGGCCGAGATCTGGGACGGCGACGAACTGGTGGCGACGGTCCAAGTGCCCAGCCATCCCTGGTATGCGCGCTGGCGCTGGCAGTCCGCGCCCAGGCCGGTGCGTGTTTCACGTGAAACACTGATCGCCTCGGGCAAGGTGCCGCACTACGACGGCACGGTGCTCGGTCAGTTCATCGGCGATCTGGCGCCGCAGACGTACACCACCATGGGCTTTTCGGGCATGGTCACCGGCATGGGGTGGACCGGCGATCGCCCCGACATCGGCATCCTGACCGGCTGGTCCGCACAGTGGTTGTGCAAAGGGAACAACACCGAGACGGTCATT